CTTTGCGAGGCAAGAGAGCGCCGCAGATGCTTTCAGCGCCCCGCATACGACTTCTTCGATCACCCTTCATCACCTCGCGTTATACGGCCTCGAATAGAGCCTGACGATGTTCGGGAGCGCACGGGCAACGATCCGCTCAGCATGCGGGCGCGGGGCCATCTTCGGGGTTCCCTCTTCGAGCAGCTTCCCGAGGTTGTACTTGCCGACCATGAGATCGCTTTCCGTAGAGGAATGCACGTTGAAATCATTGCCGCCCGCATCCTCGATCGTTTGCTTCGCCTTGAAACTCGCCCGGAACGCTCCGGTGCGAACTGCCGGGGGCTCACCCGGGGCAGATGCCGTGTAGTGCCGCCGCGTTCCAGGGATCAGATACCGCCGCCCGCTCCGCGCGCCGCGCAGAACGAACGCCGTGGCATTCGTGAGCTCGTTCGCCGCACTCGCCGACCTGCTCCGAACCTCCATCGAGAGGTTCCGCGCGATTTCCTCTCCGATCTCTTCAAACGGCTTATCGATTTTGCAGGATATCGTGACCATTACTTGACACCTGCCTCATTCCTGCAGTAGATGATCTTGTACATGCCGATCCCGAGAGGATCATCGACGCTCTGGACGAAATACTTCTTGCCACCGTGTTCCAGCACATCTTCGGCCTGGACGGAATTCCTGAGCATCGCGACGATCGTGTGCGTGACAGGATGCTCAAGGGACTTGAAACGCTCGACCTCGCGCTGGCTTGCCTGGGCGATTGTGCCTTTGAAAAAGCCAACCGGCTCAAGATCGCCATACTTGAGCCGGTTCTTCTCATCAAAGCTCGACGCCTTGCGGAAAACATTAAAGACTTTAAGCTGCTGACCGGGAACGAACATGATGTTGTTCTGCATGCCGCATCACCCGCCAAACCGCTCATGCCCAGCGCGCGGATTGTTTTGCTGCCCCAACCAGAACGCATGCCCGCCATCCATGCAGCCCTCACCGAGCGCGCTCGGATTGGCGCTGACCGTCTGCCGGTGCTTCTTCTCCACATTGAGCAGCGCAGCCCAGCGATCATACCTCTGCGAGAGCGCGAACGACGCGCCGCCCGCGCTGAAATCCACCGCCATCGCAAAGCGGCTCACGATCGCTTCCAAGCACCTGATCTTCGCCGGTCGCCAGCTTGCCGCACCCGGATCATCGCCGAGAAGCGCCGCATACTCTTCATCGCTCAGCGCGCAGGTATCCTTGCCGCCTTCGATCTGAGTATCGCCCAGCTCGAAGCGCATGCGGTGGTGGTTGTGCTCCTTGATCAGCACCGGGTCGTAGGTGTACGATGCCATCACGCATCACCCTTGCCCTTGCGCCCCCGCTTGACAGGTTCCTTCGGTTCTTCGGGTTCAGCCTCGGGCTGATACTCGATCTCGAACTCCACCATCACAGGGGGATCGATGATCGTTTCAGCCACCGTGGGCTCCGGAGCCGCCGTAGGCTCCGGGGCCGCGGGCTCTTCATCGATCTGCCTGATGAATCCATATTCGATCGCCTTATGAACGACCGACGCATCGATTACCGATGCGTCGATCGTGTTTCCGGGGTAGTAGCGCCGATCGAAGCCGCATTCCTTGAGTGCGACAAACTTCATGACCTCATGCCCCTTTATTCGGATTTTGCCTCAGCTCAGGAAACGCAGCCCGAGCAGTAGCAAGCGAGATCCTGTCCCGTCTGCTTCATATCGTAGCTGCACAACGTTTCAATGAACTCCGAATGGGTTCCGGGCTCGCCCTCGTACTGCGTCACGGCGATGTACTGGTCACCGCCCAGCATGTCCCACGCGAACGTGTATCCAGCACTCGGCTCATCGATCCGGGGCGCGCTCGGAGCGTAGACCATGAGCATGCCGGTTTCATCGCAGACGAACTGCATGTTCTCCGTTTCGCCCAGGCCCGCCTTGTTGTAGGTGGAAGCCAAAACCGTGACCTCATCGACGCCGAAGAGCTCCGCGAGCGTAGCCTCGTTCACCTTCGCCGGGTTCGCCGAGCTGCCGGAGAACTTGACGCGATCGAGGATCGAAGCGTTGTTCTTGAGCGCGATGAACGTCTTGTAGCCCAGCGCGATCTTGTTCACCTTCCGGCGACCTTCGCGCCTGATCTCCATGATCCGGTTGTCCACGAACTGGATCGGATCGGAGCCGGACACATCAAAGCGCAGGAACTGCTTGCCGGTGGGGTTCGCTGCCGCGCCCGACCACTCATTCGCCCACACGCCGGTTTTGAAATACCGCTCGGCGAACATGAGATCGAGGTGCAGGTGCGTCTGCTCCATCGCCGCGAGCACCTTCGCCTTGCGGGGATCAGCCGCGCCGGGGGCATTGGTGCGCTGGTAGGGGAGCGCTGTGAGCTGATCGATGCCCATGATGAGCTGATCCGGCTTGCAATCGTAGCTGTCCTCGGAGAGCGAGAGAACAGCCGGGGTCACTCTGCCGAACATCGGCTTGCGCTGCATGTTGTCGCGCGCCAGATCGCCCTTCGAGAACTTGTAGTATTTCGCGGTGGGGAGCTGCACCGGCACGACCGGGAACAGCCTCGTTGCCACGAAATCCTCCGCGCTCTGGAACTGCGCAATCGCGAGGTTCGTGAGGTAGATGTTGGGCTTCCAAGTGCCACCCGTCATCGCCTTCCTTACGGCGGCGGTATTGCTCATGTTCATAGTATCACTCCTTCCACGAATTAGGCGGGCATGTAGCCGCTGCCCCTGATGAGCACGTTGATCACCGCGCCAGCCGCAGCCGCGGGTTCGAGCGCGATGCCGAGGATGTACTTCGCGGCGGTTGCCGGAACCACCCTGCCGGAGGTGTCAGTCATGACCTGCGCGCCCTTCGTGACCGCAGCACCCGCCATGACCTTTCCGATCGCGGCGACCTGCACCGTCACATCATCACCCGACACCAGATCGGGGGTCTGCGCGGGCAGGATGCCCAGCACCGGCTCACCGGCGACGCTCGCCGGAACGATCTTGCCGCTGCCGTCGAACTTCACGATTTTGAACGCGCCGCCATTGATCGCAGCGCCCGCGACGCCAGCGATCACCGGGGACTGATTGATGTTGGTTCCAAAGTATGCCATCTTGCTTTGCCTCCCTCTGATTACTCTTCGCTGAGGTTCGGGTTCGCCTCGTAGGCTTTCACGACCGCCTCAGCGTAAGACAGCTTCGGATCGGACTTCCTGATCTCAGCCACCGCCGCGCTGAGATCGTTGCTCAGGTTGCCCGAACGGTTGGAGCCCAGCTCCTTGAACAGGCCGGATTCCTCGACGGACTTCTTCATCTCATCGAGCAGGGCGATGTAGGCGTTGTAGTTTTCCTCGCCGCTCTTCTTGATCTCGAAGAGCTTCGTTGCGAGCTCATCGGTGCTCTTGCCGATGCTCTCGTACTGCGAGGCGACGCCGCGCATTTTCTGCATTTCGAGCTCCTTGCGCAGCTCGGCGACCTCATCGATCGCCTTCTTCACATCCGGGTGGAGCTCGGTGCCGGGGTTGCCATACTTTGCCTTGAGAGCCGCGAGAGCCGCCTTGTCCTCCGGCGACATCTTCTCGACTTCCATCTCGAACTGATCCATCTTCTTGCATGCTCCTTTCTTGCGGAGCGGGTTCTTCTCCGCCGCCGCGCCAGCCGCTTCCTCATCCTCATCCTCGACGGGCTCTTCCTCGACTTCTTCCTCATCGGGCTCTTCCTCGTCGGGATCGGGCTCTTCCTCGACCATCTCCTTCGGCGCTTTTGCCTTGAGAAGATCGACGAGAGCATTGCCATACTCCCCGATGCTCTTCGCGAGCATCTTATCCCGCGCCTCGGGGCTCAGCCGGGGATCGCCTTTGATGGACTTCTCGCTCTCGATCATCGCCTTGTTCATCAGATCGAGCTTTTGATCGAGCTCATCATCCATCTTCACGCCGAGCGCGTAAGTAATTGCTTTTCCGATTTTTTCAAACTGCATTTCACCTTCACCTCCTTCCGCAGACTTCGCCAGCACGATATGGGCCTCCTGATTGGCCCCGCGCTTGCAAAGATCGACGCTGGTCACCTGCAGCCTTTTCAACAGCTTCGCCATGATCCTTCCTCCCGTTCCTCAAAATGGTACAAAAAAACCGCCTTGCGGCGGCGCGTTGGCCCTGTTCTTTTTTATCGTTCAGTGGCGATGCTCGCGAGCTCATCCAGCTCCGCGCAAAGATTCGGATCGAGGCTTTTGATCCAGCGTTCCGGGATCGCATCGTACCCGTAGAATGCCCCTGCGATGCCGCCATAGATCGCCCCGATTGTGTCCGCATCGCCTCCCCTGTTGACCGCATTGATCAAGCCATCCTCGAAGCTCTCCGAATCGACGAAACACTCCATCGCCACGTTGAAGCTATCGAGCACATACCCGCCCGGATGAGCTCCACGCTTGAAGCGCACTCTCTCTTTGCCGGGCCTCTCACCTTCCCGGATGAACCGGGCCACATGATCGCCATACTCAACGCAGAGGTTCGTGCTGACCGGGCCGGGATGCGTGATCCGAGCGATCGCGGATGTTCGCTTTGCGTGATCGAGCCCGTAGAAGAGCGGGGGGTAGATCGTGCGCATCAGCGCTCCGTTGCCCTCCACTCGATCTCCGAGATGCCTCACCGAGATTTCTCCCGCCCGAGCCCAGCCATAATGCCTTGCAGCGGTGAGCACAGCGCGACACTGGTTCCCCACATCAGCAGGGCCAGCCTCGAACCACTCCATGAAGTTTCTCTGGATTGCATCAACAGGATCATCCGGGCTCTGGACGATGCCGCGCGCCACACAAAGCGCCATTTGCGTATCATCCGTGACCTCGCCGGGCTTGAGGAACAGCCAGCCACCGCCCAGCATTTCGGTTACGCGGCCCCAGCGGGCCTTGATATCGGTTTCTGAGAGGAATTCAAGCGGTGCCCCGAGCGCATCGCCCACCGCGACGCCGTAGAGCGCGCCGCGCACGCGGTTTTCGTTCTTACTGATGTCCTTTTTCGTTCATCCCTTCACGTTTTCTTCGCTCCGCTTCCTTCTTTTCGAGCTCAGCGAGGTCCGCCGCGGTGAGCACCTTCACATCGCCTTCGCCCCACACGAACCGATCTTCGCGATCCTTCGGAATCCTCTTCGCGCTTGCCATTTTTGCCACTCCCTCTCTTGCACCGCAATTATAGCACTTTACCCAACGAAAGTCAATCCGTCGAAACCAGCTCCGCGTTCCAAATGGCCCGCTTGCCATCATGCCGGTATCCTGTGATCCTGTAGTTTGCGCCGCGCTGAATGATGATCTCATTCTCTTCGGGGATGTTGCTCGTTTCGCCCGTCACGACCGCCTTCGCGCCCTTCGGGAGCTTGAGCTCCATCATGATATTATGCGCCGCGAAACCTTCCGCGATCGAGCGATCGAGCGACGATGAGCCGAACGCCTTATCGGAGAAACCCAAACCGACCGCATCTGCCGGGTCTTTGATGCCCATCTGCCTGAGTATCGTTTCCGACGCCGTGTGTCCCAGCCCACGGTACACGATCAGGTTATCCGGCAAAGATTCCTTCGCAAGCCCGCGTTGCAGGTCTTTCATGGTCTTATGCTGATCTGCCGGCAGATCGACTTCATTCTCGTGCCGCATCTGCTTGTTGATCGGCTGGTACACCCATCCGGTATACTTTTTCATCGCATCCTTTTGATCTTGCGTCCACTTCTCTTGCTGAGCGACCGACGTTTTCTTGATGTACTCTTTCATCGCATCGCCATCGCCAGCATCGAATTTCTTCCACTTCGCACTTTCCGCCGCCCTCGCCTTCTCACGCTCGATCGCCAAATCATGCGCGCGGCTCGCACCGGGCTTGTACGTGAACGACGCCGCTCCATACGAGGAAGAGAACCGGCCTTTTTGATCATGATAGGGGTTGAACTTGCCGATCATCTCGCAGAACGTGGTCG